CAGTATCCATGTCGTTCAGTGTAGCCAGTGGTTACATTGATACGACTTCATTTGAATGTCGTAACTGTGCAGGCACAGGCGGTGTTCGCCAAAGGGAGAACCACAATGAACACTGACATCTTACTTTTAATCAACAAGCATTTATCAATCATGGTTTCAGCTGAAGTGCAGAAACAATTGGTTGATTACAAATCAAAAATAGAACTACAAGACCAAGACACTACTTTAACTAGCGCACAAGAAAGCGAAGTTGATACTATGATCCGTGATATCATTAATAATGAGTTATCAATATCACCAGACAACCTATAGGTTGACATAGTAGCTGCGTTAATGCAGTTACATAGTATGAAAACATATCTTCAAGAACTCAAAGAAAGAGCAGAGGCGCAACAAGTGTCTCTGCTTGAATCATTCAAAGCAGCAGACATTCCTACTTCAACATACTATAGAGCAATCAACGGAACAAATGAACTAAGGTATGACACAGCTATAAAAGTGATCCGATCCATTGAAAACTTTCACGCACTTCAATCATCCAGTGACGATACCTCAACATTACGACGATCTAATGGAGGGATTGATTCATGCGAGGAATGAGCAAGGATACAGTCAAGAAGCACTAGCACATAACATAGGTTGTACTGTATCACTCATCCACAAATGGGAAACACACAAACGAATCCCTTCTGGATTTATGCTGATGTGTTGGTTGGATGCACTTGGGTACGAAATCGAAATTAAAAAGCGGAGTAGCAACGTGTGATAACTGTGAGGTTAAAACTGAATGGTTCGTCGCACTACTTAAAAACGATGGGCAAGGTGGCAACAATAGACACTGGTTCATCTGCCTTAACTGTTACGAGAGAGACATATGGCAAACAAAAATAAGTCTAAAGGGACGTACCATGAAAAGTGGTTCATCACGTGGCTCGAAAAAATCGGCATCAACTGTGAACGCCAGCCCCTCTCAGGAGCATTGGGAGGAAAGTATCGCGGAGACATCAAGCTCAACCTCTTGGGACACGAACTGGTAGGTGAAGTAAAATACCGTGACCTGAGCAATTTTCCTAGCCCTTTCAGTGTGTTAGATAAAAGGGACATTGCTTTCTACAAACGTAAGAAGGGCGACCCGCAAGTAGTAGTCATACTTAGCGGTGAAACATTCATTCAACTCATGGAGAACAAACATGAACTACACAAGACAGGACCAGATTGAAGAGCAAGCAGAAGCCTTCATAGCTAAACACCCACAGGTATGGGTTTTATTTGTTGGCTTTACCTTTGAGGCAATCAATGCTGGCTTTAAAACATATAGTGCTTATGCAATCTCAGAACGCATGCGCTGGGAGATGTCAATTAATCAGGCAACACCCGAAGAGTTCAAGCTAAACAATAATTACAGACCATACTTTGCCCGATGGTTTATGGCACAGTACCCAGAACATGAAGGATTCTTTCGTGTGCGTAAACTTATAAGCACAGACAAGGAACCTTACACCATGCCAGAACTTACACCCTTAGACTTCCCTTACCTCACTCGACAAGCAGCATTTGATAGCCAGTTTTAATGGCCTTTAAACATATGGCTCTTGCCATGAATAGTTTGGTTGGCGATCCGCTTGCCAAGCTATTACTTATTGCTCTCGCTGACAGGGCAGACAAAGAATCCAATCAATGCTGGCCTAGCTACGCTCGTCTTTGCCAAGACACAGAAATGAGCATGGCTACCATCACTCGCAAGCTGTCGTACTTGGAGGAACACAGCTTCATCTATAGAACCAAGCGCAAGAATACATCTACACTCTATACGCTCAGAGTGAGCAACACCGATGCTCACGTAGAGCGTAGTGATGATCACACAGAGCATAGCAGTACGCTCCCTGTGAGTGTAGAACCTACCAATGTTAATCTACCAATAGAACCTATCAAAGAACTAACGGTTTTGTATGACTGTAGCTTCGATGATTTTTGGTCTGTGTATCCACGCAAGATTGCTAAGAACACAGCACGCAAAGCTTATGCCACTGCTATGAAGGTGGCTACCGCAGATGAAGTACTCTCAGCGGTAAAAATTTTTAGTGCCAATTCTCGCAGCACTGAAAAACAATACATTCCACACCCGTCTACATGGCTCAATGGTGAGAGATGGCTCGACGATGTGGCTGACGAAACTTGGGGTGGACTTAATGAACTATGACACAAGAATACTACACATCAAACAGTGGTTCAAAGCTTCTGTGCTTACTAGGTTTACGCCGCCCAATGGCGTTGACCCAATGATTGTTGCGATTGATACCATCGAAGCAATCAATGCTAACATTCCTGCCGATGCAGATGTTAACCTTATGAACCATTACTTAGAGTCTATCATCAAAGAAACTACACGCCAAGCCAAGTCGCGCACCCTCCCTGTCATTGAGAAGTTTACTCAAGCAGCCAAGGGTGTGTCTGTGCGTGGCTCAGGAGTGGTTCTCATTGACGGCCCTGCTACTAGGGTAGACCGCGAGTACATTATTACTGAAGGCCGTGTAAAGCGAGGTGACGCTATCTGCGATAGCTACCTGTACGGACACAAGAAAGAAACATTGCTGATGACCACCTCAGTAACACAAGAAGACTTAAACAATTACCTTGCACCCGCTGCACATATGCAGTACAACCAACAAGAAGGAGAATAGTATGGAACGCAAAGGATTTATAGGAGGCTCGGATTGCGTCAAGATTATGCAAGGCAAGTGGCTAGAGTTATGGGAAATAAAAACAGGCAAGCGTGAGTCAGAAGATTTGTATGATAATATAGCAGTGCAACTAGGCATGCTAACAGAAGACTTTAACTTAGAATGGTTTGAAAGACAGCACGATGTAGTGCTTAGCAATCATCAGAAAGAATTTCAGGAACCGTTATATACAGATGGAATAACAGTACCAATCAAAGGCACAATAGACGCATCGTTTGGCAGTAATTTAGTAGAAGCAAAGCACACTAATCAATTCAACAATATGGATTCACTTATAGAATACTACATGCCGCAGATTCAATGTTACCTCTGGCTATCACGCAGTAAATTAACAGGTTTTGGTTTCGAGGGTTGCTATCTTTCAGCAATCTTTGGCAACAGCAAGTGGGAGTCAGCGTTTGTCTCGGCAAATATCGAGTATCAAAATTCTATGTGGAAATTGGTGTCAGAGTTCTGGCAACATGTTACTAGCAGATCAGAGCCGGATTATCTTTTACCCGACATCTCCGTTTCGCAAGATAAAATCTCAGTGGATGGAATGGTTAAGCGTGATGCCAGCAAAGAAAACGGTTTTGTCTGCGCAGCATTTGACTACATTAAATACAAAGACGAAGCCAAGCTATTTGAATCTAGTAAGAAAGACTTAAAGCAACTTGTTAATGAGAATGAGCGAGAAGTTTACAGTGAGTTACTGTCTATAAAGCGCAGCAAGAATGGATCACTTAGAATAATAGAGGCCAAGTAAATCGTGGAGGCGGCAATGTCGAACTGTATCAAGCGCAGATATGGGTTTAAGAAAACCGCCCCCACTTCACACTAACAACGGAGAAGTACCATGACAACTAACAATTTAGAACTATGGGATGCAGTCGAGAAGTCAGACCCTCGTTACTTAAAGAAGGTTAGCTTTGGCTCACGTTCCTTCACTGCCATTGATCCTATGTATCAGATCAGGTGTGCCACAAAACAGTTCGGCCCAGTAGGTCAGGGCTGGGGATGGATCAATCGCACTAGCTTTGTTGATCTATCCAATGGTGACAAAGTTGTAGTTGCAGATGTGCAAGTATGGCATGGTGAATTAATAAATGCGTTCGGCCCCTTCACAGGATGCCGCAAACTTTTCGACGCTGCTAAAGGCAGACTCGCAGAGGACGCACCCAAGATGGCTGTCACTGACGGCCTAACGAAAGCCCTATCACACTTAGGGTTTAACTCAGACGTTTTTCTCGGAAAGATGGATGGGAACAAGTACGCTGCAGATAGCGGCGCAAAAGAAGAAGGGTGGTAACATGGCGAAAGGATCCATTAAATTTAGCTTACCAGAAGTTCAATGGATGCTTACTTACATACTAGAAAATATGAAAGTAAGATCAGATAAGGAGGTAGGCCACGAAGAAAGCGTGGCAATTAGATCAGTTGGCAATAAGTTACGTCAACTTGAAAAGCAACTATACAATACATAAACTAAGGAGCCAGAAGCGTGGCAAATTTTGACAACAATAATAGAGGGGCAGCGTTCAAGCCCTTCGACCAGCAGCAGATGATCTTGCAAGGTAAGATCAATACCAACGGGCAAGATGCCAACGTAGTATTAGTTAAGACCTCAACTAAAGCAGGCAAAACTTTAATAGAAGTTTACGAAAAGCGTGGCGTTCTCTTTGAGAATGACAAGCAGGGCAACGAGGGTCGGCCTGATTACACAGGGCCGTGGATGGAGGACACACCAACGCCAATGCGTTTAGCAGCGTGGCGCAAAAGCAAAGAAGGCAAGCCGTACATGAGCTTTGAAGTATCAGAAAAGCAAGGAGCTGCGCCTATAGATTTTGATAAAACAAAGTCAGTGCCAGATTTATCCTTGCAAGATGATGACATTCCGTTCTAGGATAAGTTGTTCTCCGTTGTAGACTGCAACACTTGGGGCCGCGCTAGGCATTAACTACGTGGCCCCATCTTTTTAGGAGATTCACATGGAACAATGGGCAGAGATACGAGCCCGTCACCGCCGAGAAAAAATAGAAATACTGCAATCATTAGCTCAATCAAACTTTAGCTACAGAGTTGCAGCAGATGTACTTGGCATGAACAAAGAAACCCTAGTCACAACAGCTAGACACTATGGTGTTATCTTTGACACACATAAATCAGATGAGCGGAGGGTAAGGTACGCTGATGAATAAGATGTTAGAGTTCGAAAGACTGCAATATAAATTAGGCAATCGTAGCGACAGACCACCATGCGACAGAAGAACAGAGCATGTAAAAGATAAGCTAACCATTCAGCAGAAAATAATACTGCAAACAATCGCTCAACTAGGAGAAGCAACAGCCTTTGAAGTAGTAGAATCAAAAGGACTCAATGCTTATTCAGTATCAGCTCAGCTTACACACCTATCTAATGCAAACTTAGTTAGAAAAATAAGGAGAGTTCCAGCACCTAAAGCTAAAAATAAAAGAACTAAATCAGGTTCAGCAGATTGCTGGGTGTACGGAGTAATGGATCATACACTAAGCGCAGTAGGCGGTCGCGTCTCTTCCTAAAATAGTATCGGAGACTAACACCTACAGGTTAAGCATAGGTTTTTGTACTTTCTACTATGTGATTAACTATAAGACTCACTTGATAAAATACATCAGGTGAGTCTTATTATTTTATTAGATATAGATATTCCGCGAGTCGTTTTTTCCAGAAAAAATAATTCTAATTATTCTACAATCTCAAAATGCGGTGCGTCGATGAATGGCCTACGTCCCTGTGATCTACGCAAATCTATGTACTGATTCATAGCTCCGTCAGCAGTTAAGTCACAGCTACCAATGTCATTGATGTGCCAAGCTGCGCCCCATCTAAGGTTAATCTTTTCGTATGATGCACCTTCTGCCATAGCGTCAGCTATTTCATCATAGAGATTTAACTCCCATCGGCCACCATTGTTGTAGGCCATTAGATCAACAGCCAATCCATCAAGATGTTTGCTCTTCATAGTTTGCGAAGCACCAGATGCAACGAGCTTGCGTTGCTCTGCTTTAGTACGGATGCCGCAGATCACAGAGAAGTCTTGCTTAGTTATAGAAATAGCATGATAAACAATACGTTGAAGTCTATCATCTACAGTAAATAGTTTCTTTAAGCTGCGCTTACCTAATACATATCCCATTATTTTTTAAACCCCTTGATTGTTCTAATGCCAAAGCTGGCTGCTATACTGCAATACATTCCCCACTGTACCCATAGTGGTGTAGTCTCAAGGTTAGCAAAGCCCTCTGCCATAACTGCTTGCATAGAAGGAACGAAGTTCATGAGAAGAATAAGTACAAACACCACTGTCCATAGCTCGTCCTTCCAACTGTCCTTACTAGCCTCTATAGCTGACTGTTCCCAATCAGTTTCAGAGGTAGCTTTCTTTAGGGCTATCTCAGCGTTAGCTTTTTGTACTGCTGTCTTGCCGTCTATGTAACTACTTGCAAGACCACTGATCGCAGTAACAATACCGCCTATCATTTCTCATGCGAAAGCCATACGGCAAACGCCCCCGTCATTGCGCCAGTGACCACAGAAATTAGGGAAGCCTGCTGTGTTGATATGTCGGGCATAGATAACGCCCACTCAATGCAGCGCACGTAAACCACAGTCATAGTAAACATCATAAAGCGCGGCAAGATTTTGTACTCTAGTAACTTAGTAAAAACTATTGTCATTCAAAGCCTCCTTGCAAGCCTTCCATTATCTCTTTGACAGTTGGACGCCGCTTGGTATTCGGAGAGTAGCGGCACTGAAACGTAGACGGACACTCTTTGAAACTAAAACTAGGATAGTGATAACCTATAGTATTGTTTGGCCCTTTGTAAATACAGACTTTCTCGCCTTGTATCGTGGTACGTTTAGCCAAGCTACACGTTACATAGTCAGGGTTAACCAAGCCAGCATAGAGGTAAGCAGCAAACAAAATCATTGGGTAGCCAGCACAATTAAATAAATACCACTACCAAGCATACCAATAATACCTATAGACAAACCGCCTATAGCTGCATTGTTAGCTATTTGTCTCTTTGCTTCCATTGCTGCGTACACTGTTTCTTCCCTTTCCTTGCGTATCTGCCTGCGCATACCTAACATTTCATCATAGGTTGATGGGCCGAATCGCATGTTAAGCATAAACTTAATCTCTTTTTCCCGCTCTAACAGAGTCTTCTTACGAACAACAATGTCCATAGCCTCTTGCTCTATGTCACCAGAATGAGATTGTTTCTCTAAGAACGTAGGTTTCTTACGTTGTGACTCAGCTTTAGATATATCTGCGACTGCACTATACCATGCACCGAGTTGTTTGCTTACGTCTTCTATCTCACGACCCGCACCGACCAGCATCTTAACGCCCTTGAAGGCAGCGTTAGCAGCAGCAAAGGCAGTGATAGGATCAATCATAAACCATTACCTCACTTGGATTCACCAGCTGGGGAAGACAATAGGCAGTGCCATAGTCGTTTGTTTGAGGGTATCCAAAACGCTTTACTAATTCTTGAGCATACCAGTTACAGGTATCCACTCGTCTAAAGTAAAGCTCAGATTTTATAGGTATTCGTTCTGATCCCATTCCGAGATAAAGAACAAGAACAAAAACATGTACCACATGCTTACCCCATCCTACTTAGGATGGTAATTAACATAATAATAGTTGCGCCAGAAGTAGCAATCAGTACAGTTTCTAATCGCTTGATGCGAGTAAAGACTTCTTTGAATTGAATCCTAACCTCTGTCTGCAAGGCAACCATATCCTTCTCTAAAGATGAGACACGATCTTCAATGTCCATATCTTAGGAAACATCTAACAAGGTATCACGCTCGGCTTTGACTGAGTTAATGATAGTTTGAATGTTATTTAAAACAGTTGAGTCGCTAGTTCGATGCGCCCTAAGTTCATCATGAATTGAGTAAGTATCTCCTACCGTGGAGACACATAGATTATCATAGTAAGGTTTTGATAAAGCTTTAACAGCAGCCACACCGTCAGCATCTGATTTTGCAAACGCATTATCATTTAACGGATTAAGCAACGCTGCCATTGCTGTGTCCATAGAAACGTAACCCTCTTGCCACCAATGGATGAACAAACCAGATTGCATTTTGTTTGGGTATTTAAAATCCGTTGCCGATTTGTAGCTTTCGGCATCGTATTGATATAATTTAATAGCCATTATGCTGATCCCATTCTTTTCCAATGGACGTTATCGTAAATACCGCCCGTGTTTCCTGATGGCGTAGCCGTCATTACTGGTCCTGTAAGTCCTTGACTCGCGTCTCCTAAATGCCAAAGGCTACCATCACTACCCATAATAACCCAGATAGCATGCATTGCAGTTGCGTCATGCCCTATAAAGTAATCTGAAACTGTGACCTGAGAATTGCCAGAGTAACGTGTGCCACTAGACAAAGAGTGTGACCAAGGGCTTGGATACATAAACGGCAAGTTAACAACCTCTGTACCTGTGTGGTTAGCAAAGCCATGCATCCTGTAGAAATTACCTGTGTACCAAAAACGCGCTTGGCTGTCTGTGTAGCAAATAAGCCCAGCAGCTTCGTTCATTGAAGCATCATAAATATCTACAACACTTGTGCGCGGAAACGTCATGTTTGATGAGCTGTTAACGCTTCCGTCTGCGCTAGTCACAGTTTTTAGAAAGCTTGTGCCATAGCTAGTAGCACTAGGTTGTATCCAAGATGTGCTGTCTGTATTGTTGCCTTGTCCTAGTTGCCCGTAATTATTTTCGCCACAAACGTATACCGTTTTTCCAGTTGTATCAAACAAATCGCCGGGGATACCTGATAAGGCTACTGCCGATCTGTTAGTTCCAGAACCAACAAGAACAACGTGAGAAAAATTAATAGACCCACCCGTTTGAGTCCAAGCAGATCGGTTTGTAGCATCACCCACACCCAATGAACCTACAACATTATAACCAACAGCGTACATATCGCCGTCTGTTTGGATAGCCATTGCAGCGCAATTGGCAGTTTCAAGATGTGCTTGTAAAACTACAACATCAGAAATGCCGTTCATTTTAACTGGGGCGGTTCTTGCTGTTCCTAAGTTAATACCTGTTGTGTTTGCACCTGTAGACCACACGTCACCCGCACTATCTAAGAAAAGAGTAGCGTTGTAACCAGAACGAATAGTAACAATATCTACACCTGAAAGATTACTAATTAACTCTGGGGTGTTTGTTTGAACAGCATCACCTAGCCCCAATGACCCACTGTTGTTCTCGCCCCATGATAAAACCCTACCGTCATGCAAGATAGCAAAAGCGTTAATCTTATCATTAGCAGACGCGACTGTATTACCCGCAATTACAAGCGTAGACACTTCACAAGTAACACTACTGTTTGTAGCTTGCGGCCCAAGATATGGATTACGCACCCACTGGTGTCGGTCAACAATGTCACCAAGCCCTAGACAACCGTCTGTATTTTCGCCGCGAACAAATACGTTACCTTTATTTGTCAGCGCGTACATGCTGCGATACTTATACCAAACCCTTACAAAATACTCGCCAGCTAATAGCCCACCAAACTCACTGTGGATTGCCATGCTAGGACCACTTGTTGTAGCAATACCGGAGTTTGTAGCACCGCTACCTTGAAAACTATAGCCTCTTGAAACAAATTCGTAGTTAGCGTTTAAATAAAAGAACTGCGTCCAAGATAAGCCGCCACAATAATCTCCATTGTTTCCGCGCCTTGCTGGGCTGCAGTCAGTGTTAGGCATCCCAGAGTAGGGGATGTAGTCCGCACTTGCACCAGACTTGCCAGCGTACCGAGCCAACCAAGGACGTTTAATAGTAACGTCACTATCTGTAGTGTGGGCATGTTTAGGAATGTTAGTTCCTAATGGAGTCCATCCTTCTAAGCCAGAAGTAGTAGACCAACCAACAGCAGTGCTACTTGTAGCTTTAAGTACAGTTCCCGATGCACCAATAGGCAATCTAGTCGCTGCGCCATTACTACCACCAAATATTATATCACCAGCAGCAGACATAGGATTAGAACCGTCAGCCATAATGTCCCAATAAGCATTGTCAGCTGGTGTTTGACCAGAAGCTGCCGTTGAGTTTACATATACCCAAGATGATCCTGAGTATGATACAACATCATCTGCGCTGTATGTTGTTGAAGAAGCGTAAGCACCCTTCCAGACAAATTTGATTTTTCCTACATCAATAGTAGCCATTAGTATTCTCCTATGGTGTGGTCAACAGCAAGTGTCCTGCTGCGTTAATTGCGAATGTTAAACCAGTAGCGTTGAGTATTGTTTGTGGATAATCGCTATCTGTAAAAGCTTCTGACCCACCAGAAGTTGTTGTGTCTACTTTTAAACTTGAACCGTCTGTTTTAAATCCATAAAAAGCAGCGTTAGAAACATTACCAGCATTAAAAGTAATAGCCTCTTTTACACGTAAAGGGTTCATACCTTTAGAAGTATTAGTTCCAGCCTCGGCCTCAGATTTTGAAGCTATTGAACTAAAAATACCATCGTTACCAGCGTTGCCAGTTGCACCTTGAGGTAAACCAAAAGCAAAAGCTATGTTGCCTGTGCTTTGAACATAACTAACCGTAACTGTTGGACTAACGCCTGCACTTAAATGAGTAACGCTACTTACAGAAGCACTACTAACAGCAGAATCTCTTGGCTCTGGCAAACCAGTGCTTGAATTAAAGCCTAACAGCTTACCAAGCCTAGCTGCCTTGAGCGGTATTGTCATTGCCGCAGCATCATCAAAGTCAGCAAGAGTTAAAGAGCGATCAATTGTAGCTTTTTGATCAGCAGCAATTGCAGTGAGCGTATCAAGCTGAGTATTTAAAGCAGCCCTGTTAATGTCAGCACCAGCAGTAAAGTCAGTAACGCGCTCAATAGTAATGCCTCTGGTTATAACAACAGTAGCACTAGCGGTTACACCGCTTACAAAAGTAACTGTACCAGTAGAGCCAGCACCACCACTTACGCCATAGTTGGCTGAGCCAGTGCCTAAAGACTTAGTAGACCCATTAACATAAACGCTTAAATCACTATTATCAAAAAACTCAAAAGGAACGGCAAACGCAGTCTGCGCTCCATTTGCATTAGCTGTATAACTAATGCGAGGGTTGTTGTCTGATATGTCTATAGTCATAGATCGCTCCTTTTGCAGAGTATTCTATCTAATAACTAAAAAAAACAACGCACAAATTAATACTTCTTATACCCAAACGCTTCACCAAGCTGGCCTGTCATAGCAGTAACAGGAATAGTGCCAGTTAAAGGCAAAATATTCCACATAGCTTGGAAGCCTTTTTTATATTCAGTATCATCGCCTAGCATTGGTATTCCAAAATGACCAAGGGCTTCAAATGAATCTTGAATTGTAGAAGTTCCCGCACCAGTAACACCAGTTACAGCATCCATCCATTGAGGAAGCACTTGATTGTCTATGCTTTTAGCAGAAGGTTTAAACTTAGGCTGAAGACCAGTTAGCTTAGTGACAAAAGGCTCCTGCCCCATAGCAACCTGTTGCTGCATAGAGTCATAAATGACTGTGCTATATAAAGAAGCAAGCCCACTGTAATCAAAAGCTCGCATCATCCTATCTCGCTCGTCAAGCTTGTCCCAAATATAATTAGGAACTTTAGCGTAAGCAGAAATATAACCCATACCCATAGCTGCAACTACGCCACTCACTCTATTAAGAACTGCACCAGACGTATAAGCAGCAGTTACTTTATTCATAGAAGCAAACATAAATGAATAGAACTGAAACGGTAAGGTCATATAACCAGACTCAAGTTTAATGTAACCCTTCATAGTAGGGTCTTCTTTAAGTTTGCCGCCCCAAGGGAGAAGTTTAGCAGTGCTTGTTCTTATATAAAGAATGCCATCAGCAATTAATGGTCTGTCATTTGGAGTCGCAGAAACAATAGTATTTAAAACACCTTGATTAGCGGCCGCTCTAAACGCTTCAGTTGTTTCTTCAGAAACCCTTATGTTACTATTAGTAGTCCATTCATTAATGTTTGCAAATAACATGCCGCCCTTACCTTGCTGGATAGGGGCTTTAGTGGCTATTTCTTTTAGCATAGCAACAGTAAGGCCATGTCTAGCTGCATACTCTATTTCAAAATCAGTAGCCCTGCCATTAGTCATATCTTTGGCAAGCGTAAGCAACTTGTGTATTCTTAACTGACCTTCCATCTGCTTGAATAACTGTGTTATTGGGCCTAAGCCGTTCATGATATGACCAGCTTGCTTGATATTGTTCCACATACTTGCTGAGTTAACGTCATTAGTAAGGCTATCGCTTATTCTGTTAGCAATAGAGCCGTTAAACATATCAAGTATTTCGCCATAATCATCGCCAAACTCTCGCATGTTTTTACGAGTGTTTTTATCTGTCAGCATGTTTAATGTTACTTGCAATGTATCCATATGCTTGTTGTCCATAACGATACGAGCAAAGTCAGCCAAGGAAGCAAGGCCAGAAGTGCTGAGATAGTTAAGAGTTGTAACTTCCTTTAGTGTGTTGGCAACTTTGATGCTCATAGCTGTAGGATCGTCATAAACAGAACTCATAACTCTGCGCTGATTAGTTACCCAATTTAAACGTGCTTTGTTTATAAACTTTTCGCTGTATCCATCTAATCTTAACTGATCCTCAATGTCATTCCACACCTTCTCAGGTGTTCGACCACCAAATGCTTTTTGAAAGTGGTATTTAGGAGCAACTCTAGCTGTATAATTCTGCATTACCATAATAGGATCAGTGTGAATGAAGTTAAAAACCTTAGAGTTTTCTATGTCTATCATTCTGTGAGCCATACGAAGGCTACCTTGAATGCCAGAAATCATATCAGGATCAAGAGGGTCTTTATCATTAACAATTTGATTATAAATGTTGTCAACATTTTGATCTATGTTTGCTGCACTTACCTTTTTACGAACAAACAATTTCTTTGTACTGTCGTAAACGGGAACAGAACCCTCAGAAGCAAAATGAGCTTTTAAAATACCTTTTATCTCAGCGGGTTTAGCTTTCATTTTTTCCACATCCCAAATGCGGTTAAAGAAAGGTTCCTTTAAATTACGGCCACTATTTTGAGTGTTGTTTATTAAGTCTAAAGCAGAATCGTAAAGAGCGCGTTCTTCCACATTGTCTTTTTTGCGCTGTTCAAACCAATCTCTAGTTCTTTGAGGTAGTTTGTCAGGCCCAGAAGTAGGCATGCTTAATCTTTGATTAATTCTATCCATGTCTAAATCTAAGAATGCAATTTCCTGCTCAACACGCGCTCTGTTTCCAGATAAATCAGTCTGATCTATGCGTTGACCCCAAGATTCGTAGAAACGATCATACTCTTTTATTAATCTGTCTTCATATACAGTGCTGCCGTTTTCTTTGTTAAGCCGTTTACGCATTGCTTCGCGTGTAAATTGCTCAAAGGTAACACCTGATCCGCTTACCCTACGATACATGCTGGTATAGTTCATATTGTACAAATTAGTTTTAGTAGCATTTGTATGTTCAGCAAAAGTTTCGTGAGCAACAGTATTAACTTGCTTCCAATGACGCTTCTCAACATTAGACAATGTGTAAACACTTTGAGGGTTAACCAATCCGCTAAGATTGCCTACGTTTAAACGACCACCATCGCCAGAAATTTGCATCATAGAATGTTTGAGCATACTCAAGCCACCCATTTTGTACTTACCAGTTGCCCTGTCTTTAATGGGTTTTAAATTCATTAAAGATTGGAAGGGACTTGGAAGCGGATTCCAAGCTGTAGATTTTAATCTATAGATATCAACTTGCGTACCATCTATTGTTTCATAAGTAGAACGCTCAACTAAACGAGTAGCACCTTCTTCTGCAAATTTCTTTTTATCAGTAGCCGCTTTAATTATGTTACCTTCCATGTTTCTAATGTCATTTTCAATATTGCTTATTCTTGCAGCACTCAATCTTCTACCTTTATTATCTACACCTGTTCTAAGGCTTTCAGTGCCAGTTCTAATGCCTTTTTCAAGGCCAGCAATTCTCTTTGTAAGACTAATTATATTGGTGTTAATATCTAAATCAGTAAAAGTTCTATATGCTCTACCAGCTTGTGCGACAACAGGAGTATCTAATTGAATAGTCTGCAACGCTTCAACAATATCAATACGAGCTTGGTTGTGACGATTGTTTCTTTTAGCATCAACCCAAAAATTAAAATAAGCTTTTTTACTAAGATTAATGCTGCCACCAATAGACCCGCCTAGAACAGTAGCAGCAGTCATGTTTAAAACAGAGCCTTCTATAGTAGCATTTACGCCACTTAAATGACGCAAGCTTTCTTCTCCAGCACTTACAGCAAAGTTACTTATAGCCGCGTTACCAACAGCAGCTAAGAAAGTAGGAGCTTTAAAAGCTAAAATTCCCGGGACCATTGCAGTCATATCAGCAGGAGCCGCGAGTAATGCCGTTGCCCATGTAGAATTTTGGTAGTTATTAATTCTAATTTCTTCTTCTTTAGAAAAGTTATGCAAGAAATTAAAATGATCTTCGCTTACTGCGCCTTGAACATTCCCCCAATGTTGAGGCTCAACATCGTTCTTATGTTCCCACACATTGAAATTTTCATCTTCTCCCAACCCAGAAGACCAAGGCAAATGATAAGTAGCACCGACAAGTAAATCAACTTGGTGATTAAAGTTGTCCTTAACTAAAGTTGTCCACTCAGTTCTTTCTTGAAGAGGTCTAGATTGAGTGCCACCAGCATAAGTTATTTGATCTGCGAATCCTACCGTAGAGGGTGGAGCAACAGGGTTTAAAAACTTTTGAGCATCATTACTAAACTTTAACTGATCCATTAGTCTGCCCCCATGCCAAAAATATCGCGAAGTGTATCAGGGAAACCTCTAACTTCATTAGCCATTTCGTGAAATTTTTGAGTCTCCCGCAGTCTATCAGTTAAAGATTCTTTATCTAAAACGTAGTAAGCTCCATTAAAAAATCTATTAAAATTAACATCACCCACTTTCATATTTTTCTGTCTAATAAAGTTAGTCATTTGCGCCTCAAAAACTAATGACTGTTGAGACATTTTTGTTTGTGAAAGATCACTTACTGCATTGACCCAATCAAACGCAACCGTGTCACCATACATATTTGATGGGAACAATTTCTGAACTTCTCGCTCACTAAAATCATCTTGACTCAAGACACCATTGCCGTCTTTTAATTTGTTAACATTAAACTCCATTAATTTCTTTGTTATTGGATGATCTTCCCAACCCACAGGAATAGGCTCTTGTTGACGTCTTACAAAGTCATCTCTAGTTAAGCCAGAGCCACCAAAATCAATGTCTTTAGATTCACTAAATCTAGTCCATTCAGCCTCTAACAGTGTTTTCTTTTCTACAAAAGTTTTTCTGTTGTCTATTAGCTGCCTGTTAAAGTTTCGAAATTCTGCGTCAGAAGGATTAATAATAACTGCTGATCCGTCTGGTCTTCTATAAATTTCAGGACCACCAGATTTGCCAGAAATGTGAAGAACCCAAATAGGATTATCAGCCGTGGAGTTAGGATGCGGCACAAGATCAGCACGTTGTTGTTTAGTTCCTGATGTTTTATTTTGCCATTCAATAAGGGTTAAACTTCTTGTTGCATTGCCTTCTAAATAATACTCTTCGTTTACACTTGTTAGCATGTCATCTGAACCGCCCATAGGCAACGAAGCTACCATTTGCCCTGCAAGATTACTTGGCACCTTAGTGTCTAAAATAGGCGAAATATTATTTTTTCCATCTTGAACTAATATTGAATTAACAAACGCATTAACGCCTTGCATAACAACTGGTGGCTGAGAGTCTAAAGACAATCCTGCAATCATTTGACCAGTAAGTTCGTTTGCCTCTAATGTAGTGCGAGATCGAATAATGTGTTGATCAAAAAAAGCTTTCATATGATTGCCATACTCTTCTTTTTCAAACCCTAATCCCATTCCCTGTCTTGTATTTAAATAACCTCTGGCATAATCAAGAAAATCGTCACGTAAGCCTGCCTTTCCTGATATATCGTATTTGCCTGCAAGAAGAACATTTGTCATTTCAATGATAGAACCGTAATCCTTATTAACCCCAACGCCAGCGTAAAGATCAATATGGGTGGCAAGACTTATATTTCCGCTAATTATTTCAGCTTTAACTTTACCAATATTTTTAACTTGATCATCTGTAAGAGCATACTGGCCCTCAAAAAGAGCCATAGCATCAAGCGCACCTCTTGTAGACTCTTTCAAGCCTTTCAGGTCAGTAACAATAATTTCACCAGTATCTAAATCATATGACCTAATATTTTTCCACAATTCAACCATAGCAGTAACTTCATTACTATTTAAGTCGAGGTTTGCTACAGCATTATTAAGCGAATTAACAACATCGGCAGGAATCATCTTACGCTTGTTTGCAAGTATTGTACTTATATAAGCACCAACTTGTGCTTGTTCTCTTTCAGGATCAGTTAAGGATTCACCTTTTCGCTCTCTAGTATACATGCGTAAATACTTAGCTGAATTATAAAGATAATCTTCAGGAGGGGCTTTGCCATCCAACAAAAGCTTTGATAATTCTTGACCATATTTTGTTGGAGTCATGTCGCTAGTCATTGGATAAGTTGAATCAAGAACACCCCTTTCCATTTCAAATTTCTCTTGTCTTTCTTCCTGTAACTTAATGAGTGTTAATTTGTCATTAGATATTGTTTTCCAATGCTCTCTTAAAGATTTCTGACTACTGGTTTGATAGCCGTTTAAAGCTAAAGCAGCGTTAATAGTCAAAGCAATGCCTGAGTCTTTCTCACCTAAATTAGATGTGTCGCCATTATTAATAGCATTCATAATCATTGAAACCTGACCAGAATTTTCAAGATCATTAGTTATAATAGTAAGTTTTTTCAGGGCTAATTCATGGCTTAGAAACTGTTTAAATTTACTTAACTCTTCTGGTTTAAGTTCCTTTGCAATCTGCTGTCCTATTTCAAACAGACTAACTCTTTTTTGAAAATTACTTTGTAGTTCTGAATCTTCAAATTGCTCATCTGGACCCGATCCAACAGGATCAAATGTCGATGTTGGCAAAGGAGCTTTTGGATCAAGCATTTGAATAAGATCAATATAAGCTTGATCAGCTTCAACTTGAGTCCTTGCTTGAGATATTTGAGCCGCGCTTACAGTTTCAACTTGTCCAAATGCAAGTGTAGCTTGCTCACCTTTAGCCTTACGCCTTTTTTCTCTTTCATTAAAAGCTGCCGTTTGTTTTGTCTGAAAGTTAAGAGCGATTGTTTTCTTTTTATCTAGGCTTAATTCTTGAGAAACAGTTTTTAGTTGTATGAGTTCATTAATGCCAGATTCTGTATTAAATCTTCCACTTAAAAAATCTGTTGCTTGACCAGTTGTTAAAACTGACACAACGTCACTCATTTCATTAGGCGTAAATTCTTGTATAGCAGTCATGTCTCCAAGCAAACTAACAAGCTTAGATTCGGTATGTCCCTTTTGTAGTTCAGCAAAAAAATCAGGATGACTATCTTCAGTAATCCCCTTATTATTTAGTTGAGATATGACTTCTCTAAGAGTTGTGTCTACATTGTGAATAAATGATCCATCTTCATTAGGTCCACCAGCGCCAACAAACTGACCGCCAGTTTGACTAGAGACACTATTTACAATTCGATCACCGTTAAGTTTTAAATAGTCATTTTTAGACTCAGCTATTAATTCTCTTTGCTTATCAATAAACTTTTGTTGGTTTGTAAAAAAGCCATCTAAGGAAAGACCATCTATACTAGAGTCTGCATAAATGTTTAATCCTTGATTTCCATTTAATGAACCACCACCATTTTTCTGAGACATAACAGATATAACACGGCCACTTATTAAGTCGGCTCTAAAATCATTAAGTGCTTCAGCATTTTCTTTTGGTGTTGCGTCTGGATCAAGAGAGAATTGTGTAATAGCGCGTTTCTGCAATCCTTGCTTAAATTGCTTTTTAAGTTCTACTAATTCACTGCGCAATGTAGCAATGGTAGCTACGCCAGCCTCTGTGTTTGCAACAATTCGTCCTGTACTACCAAGCCGCCGTTCGTTTTCTGCAAAACCAGTTTCGTACTGAGTAATTTGTGTTTCCAGAGCGTTAATTTTCTTAACAGCATTAGTTTGTAAGTCAGAAAATTTACCAGTTGTTGCAGCAACTCCAACAGAATTAGATGTAACTAATGCACCAGCATCAATAACTACTTTTTGAACTGCCATTTCTCGTGATTGAGACGCTCGTATATTAGCTTGATCTTCAAAAGCAATAGCTTGATTAATAAGTGAAACTGCTGACTTAGACTCTGGAGCTATTTCATTAACTAAAGAAGCCCTTTCATCAACAGTTAAATTCTGCAATCCAGAAAGAATTGTATTTAAATGCCCAGCATTTCTAGAATTAACTTTTGCTATCTCGCTATGAGGATTCATTAACAAATTTAAAATAGATGAAATTTGCTCAACACCCTCAGCAGACTCACTCTGTATGGTTACAAGAGTTTCTAATTGCCCAGCAACATATGACAAATGAACACTGCGCGATCCTTTAACAGAAGCCTTATAAGCTTTTAAAGTTAATTCCTGTGGATCGCCAGTTTCTTCAGAAGCAGCAGAGGCAATAGCCTCAGAAGTAGAAGCATCTAAAGAACCAGTTACCGCACTAGATTGATGAAAAGGAGTAAACTGTGTTGTAGAACTGTTTGTATCCTCTATAGCACTGGATTGCCCTAAAGCTTGAGCGGCACTAGCTAAATTAGAAAGATGTTTTGCAGCATCGTCTTTTACTTTTTGGCGTCTTCTTGCTTCCTGAGAAGCAAACAATGAAGCTTTACGACTAGCTAGAATTAAAGCCCCGTTGTCAGTTGCAGTTCCAACAAATTCAGCAGGGACTTGCTCAGCAACTTTAGCAACATAGTCTGACATTAATGTTTCATATTGCTGCACAGAGTTAGGTTGACCATCAACCTTAGCAGATATAACTCCAGATCGTTCTTGCAAATCACTTTGAATAGAAGTCTCAAAGCGTTTGCTCATATGTTGTTGGTAAGCTTTTCTTTGAATAGAGCCTCCCATTGAAAACAAACTTGCGCCTTCAAGCCTAGCATGAGGATCTTTCTTTCCATCAGCACCAGTAGCGTAAAGTTCATCTTGGCCTATAGAGCCAGCCATTTCAATTCCACGCTCTTCGGCTTTAGCTGCAGCGCGTTTAAATAAAATATCGCTAAATTGATTGGCTCCACGCTGAATTGCTTCAGCGGTAATTTGACCAGCTTGGCTTTGACGAGCTACACCAACATTTCCAATTTTAAAACTTCTTGTTGATTTGACAACTTTTACAGGTCGCATTAGTTACCCCCCCTGCTTTGCTGCATTAGAATAAGTCTCAGCAAAATTCATTATGCCAGTAGCCATTGTAGTAAACGCTCCAATGTTAGCCGCAGTTTTTCTTGCGTAACCTTCTTCAATAACAACTCGTCGTTGAGACTTAGTTTTATACATATTAATTTCGCCTTGAGTCATTATTGCGTAAATGTCTTCGCCAAGAATTTCTTTATCAGCCTCTAATCTAGCTTGAGTCGAGGCACTGTTAACATTTCCAAACGCGCTAAAGACTGCATTATTAGCAGCCATTGCTAAGTCATATTCTTTTCTGCGTGTGTTTTCGTTAGCAGCAGCCATTGCGCCTTGGATTACGACTTCTGTTTGAAGATCATAAGCTTGCGCCATTGCATTTTGCAATGCAACTTCACCTTGTTTTTTCTGCGCTTTAGCAGAAGCCGCAGCAAACGATAGTCCTAAGAATGCCTCTATACTCATTAGATTATTAACTCCGCAGTTATGCCATTGACTTGAAATGACAAAGGTTCGTTTTGAGTCATTACAACTTGAGGGTCTCGACTGTAGCCAAGAAGTCTAAATTCTTTCTTTCCAGTAAAAGAGGAATCAGTTGTCAAAGGTATATTATTCAAAGATATTGATCTAGTTTCCAACAAATCGCAAACTACAGTTGCAATTCCTCTTGGGGTTCCAGTTACAGGGCCAATAGGAAGCTGAACATCAATAGGGTTGGTAGTTATATTAACTGTAAATTTGTAACCTATTTCAGCAGTTGCGTAAGTTTCATTGTATTCTGCTAAAGAAATAGATGTATTTGCTATAGTGTGAGTTCCAAGATAATCCTCTCGACCAGAAGAAGTTTTGCCAATAACATGAACCACAGTGCCGTTAGCAAAGTCACTTCCAGTAGATGCAGATTTTGTGCTTACAGAATAAACCTTACTGTTATCTAAATGATGAGTAGTAATAAATTCACACAAACGAAGATTAACATCGTCAAACCAAACACTAGCAAACAAACGATCATCAACAGCAACGACAGATTCAAAAGAACCTTGCGTTGTAAATCGAGTCCACCCTGCACGTTTTTCCGCTCTGTTTGATCCAAAAACAGCACACTCACCATTAGTAGAAGTAAACACACTATAAGATTCTGCTTCTTTAAATGCACCATTTACAACAGAAATATCTTTAAAGTTATCTATCATATGAGAAGCAATAGTAGAAACAGCCGTAGAGGTATAAGCATCTTCACTGTCAGTATATAAGTATTCTCTTACAACTTTACTTCCAGCTTGAACAAAAACAGTTGCTCCATCTAAAGGCGTTGGTCTTACAAAGTCGCAACCAAAAGGAGTCTGTTTTCTAATTTGTGCATTTGTAGGAGTAATCGCTTGATTCAAAAATGTAGGAACATACAACTCAGCAGAAACAGTAAACACCTGTAAATCTCTGTCAGACACAAGATAACGAATTGCATTAACATCACCTGTTGCAGCAATTAAATTAATAGATTCATCATCCTCACCCTCGCCTACATCAAAGTTAAAAAACTCAGATGACTTACTAAACCAAAGACTATCTGGCTCAGCTAAAGTTCCTGCAAAAACCAAACGGTTTTCGTGAAAAGTAACAGCAGCAGGATAGCCACGCTTTTCAGAGAAAGCTTGTTCGTTCCAGTTGGTAGTTGGATTGTGAGTAGAAACCTTTACATAACCACCACCATCTTCATCGGAAGTAGCAGCAGCACCCGCAGTAATAGTAAAAGTGTTGTTGTCTATAATAGTTCCTACAGTTCTAGCTCCGTTTAAATTACCAACAGCAATTCCACCAGTAGCAGAAGCGTCACTAAAAGTAAGAGACTCACCGCCAGAATAACCGTGACCAACATTTGTAACCTCTACAACAGTGCTTCCCGTAATTGTGCGAAACGGATTAAGTACGTTAAGTTTTTGAATTAAAGTATCAACAATACTTGCATTAGCTACAGTTGCACTTTGTATTGTGTTGATAAGTATTTCTGAAGTGCCATAGCGCACCCTTACGCCCACATGCTTAGAATCAGGGAACGTACCATTAGAAATAGAACCTGTAGTGTCCCAGTAAGCCGCTGAGGTAGTAACAGTAATACCAGTTCCGCTTACAGCAGAAGGATCAAGAGTAACGTCAGTAGGGTGAAAGACGGAATAAGGTTGATAAGTTTCTTTATTGTCAGAGCGAGTATCAAACGAAAACACTCTTATTTCAAAATCAGTAAGGCTTGTTCTAACAAGCATCCGAGGCATAAACAACGGATGGCAAATAAACATAGTATCGCCAACTTGAGCAAACGTATATTGATACAAGTATGAGTCACTAAAAGGCAAAGCCGCTTCATCTACATCTTGCGTAATTGTTTCAACTAATGAAATTGTAGATTCAGATTCCACTCTAAAGCATCGAACTTTAGCATTTTCTATTGAGATAATATATCTTTCATCATCTGAAAATATAAAAGACTCAAGTTTATTTTGCATAACTTTGCCTGAAGCTTTAGTAATGCCAAAGTTATAAATGTTTTTTAAGCCAGAGCGTTTCATTGCTCCACCTTCGGCTCTAACAACTACATTTTCTAATCGTTGAGCAGAAGACGCATAAATTGGAGTATCAATTCTAGAAAGCGTAGAAGGACTAACCTCACCAAATTGGAAGCTATTAACTGGAACTCTATATTTTCGCATTAGCTACGCCTTTGCGCTTTAAATCTTGATGTATTTAACTTCTTTGTTGTTTGCTGTTGAGAGTGCAAACGTCTAGCTTGCATCATTTGCATTTGAGATTTTTGATCCATCATTTGAGAAAGTGCCTGATCTCTAGCAACAGAAGTTGCAAGAACAGCCGCCATTGTATACTCAACAGCAACTACAAAATAAGGAGGCCAATCAGATTCATCAGCCCTAAACACAAAGTCAGCAATTAACACTTCGTTTATGCCAGAGTCACAGTAAACTTTACTACCATAAGTATCATAATTAATAGCAAAGCCATTAACTGTAACCGCATTAAGCAATAAAACAGAAGAAGGTAATTGGTAGGCCGCAGAAAAGCGACCAGATGGTGAGTCGCTTAATCTAGCTAACATTTCTTGATTAGTAGAAAACCGCCATCTACAATTAGTCAAAGCGGCTCTTGCTATATCTTCATACATTGCTCCCGCAACAGTAGCTTCAGATGAACCGTCAGTAAAAGACGAAATGGGGCTACCGCCAATTAACAAAGATGCCCTTGAGCAAATTTTAACTGCGGTGTTTGCTATTGATGCCATTCAATGAGTGGGGGGCCGAAACCCCCCATTCCTTTTAATCGCCATCGGTGTTGGTAATGGCAACGCCATTTACAACATCGACTGCGGTAGCTGTGCTGGCATTAACATATGTGTGACCAACAACAGGTGTACCACCTGTAGAGGTAACAGTCATAATAACATCATTCAGATTAAACATATTAGCTGAACTGTTAAAATAACCAGCAGTGTTAACATCGGCAATGGTATCTGCCGTTGAGTAATGCCAGAAGGTAAAGCCCGAACCGCCAGAAAGGCGAGTTAGGGAAGTTGAGGTGTAAGCCATTAATCAGTCTCCTTATCCGTTGTTATCAAGAACTTCATAAATGCCTTCGGACTCAATAACGACAGCCCCCATAGACATCATAGAAGTACACAGGTGAGAGACTTTTTCAGCCACATAGTTGACCTCAGTAGTAACGTCAGCGTTAATACCAAGCCCAAGCGAGGAAGTATGGTAAGCAAAGTTTTTGCCACCAGCTACCGCAGAGGTTGAGAAAATCTTAAATCCAAGAAACTCTTTCATGGTCATTCCACCAGCGAAAGGAAGGTTCTGAGAACCAACATAGTCAGAAGATGCAAACTCTTCGATAAGGAATAAGTCAGCAAATCCTTTTGGATTCATTGCAAGGTAACGATCTCCGTCTTCTGGAATGTCAGCAATGCCCATTGTTTCAAACAAAGAAAGCATATCAGCTTTGACAAGCGCACTAGAAGCGTCATTGATCTGAGTAGAACTTGCACCAGCATCCATCGCTGCAACCAGAATTTCATCTGTCTTGCGACCAAGCGCGGCGGCAGCAGACTTAGCTACGGCTTGACGCTCGTTAATGTTGGTCTTCAATTCATCCAGTTTATCAATGTACTCGGCAGCATAAAAGTCAGCCATTGTGACTTCTACGTTGCTGTGCGTCAGTTCCATAGGAGTAACTGAACCATTGCGGGATTTAGTAGTGGCAGAGCCAGTGCCAATCTTTTGGAATCGAGCAACCGAAGCTGAAACATTAGATGTACGAACAGTATTCCGCAGTTTGGAACCCATGCGTTGGTACGCCAAATGAACTTCAGATTCAAACTGCTTGATAAAGGCAAGGTCGATTGTATTAGCCATTTCAAGAGTCCTTATTAAAGTTAAACGCTAACGGGTATCCGTCTTTAAACTTCAACGTAGGTATCCAAATGGGCTACTCAGTGCATGACAGGCCGTGATATGAGACTGTCAACATTATTATCATCAGACTTGCAACGCACAAAATGTAGTATCTCACTATCTTTACTTAAAAAGATTGGTTCAAACTCTAAATATGCAAGCCATTGTAAGATCATGCTGCTTTCCGTCCACACATCGCAGCTTATTTGATCGTGAAATAAATGATAGTAACCTATTAGATCAGGTGAAGCCCTTGCGAACCTAATCCAGTTTTGCCTCATGTTCTTAGAGAACAAAGCCCACATCTGAGCTTCATTAGATATTCCCGTAATAGCCAAAGGCTCGTCACCTTTAACTACTGCGTAAACCATTTCATCTTTTTCTTTAAGGCACTCAAGTAAACACTCTAAAGGATCAGACTCATATAGGTCAGAAAATTCTCTTACGTTTTCATCGCTAAGGTTTTCTAAAAAAGGAAAGATATGGGCTGGCTTTAGCTTAACCAAATCCAACCCATGTGATTTTAAAATAGAATCAGCCATACAAAGATTTAAACCCTGCATCAACTTGAGCAATAAAGTGACGATCACGCTTGGCTGGATTATGATACCTTTCGTCCTGCATCATTTCAGTCAAAGCCTGTGAGTTTAAGCCACTGGTTTGAGAAGTAGCCTCAGAGAAAGAACCATCTTTCATTTCTCTCATAATATGCTCAAGAGCAATTATTCCCTCATGTGATTCACACATTCGCTCTATTGCTGGTATAGCTTCAGCAGGAAAGAATTTAGTAGCAAAAAGGTTTGCTGATTCAATCCGTGTACTAGAGTTTTCCCCAAGCTTTGCTGCTTCTGCTTCAAGATCAGAACTAGAATCATTGCCAACAGATTGAGCATACATTTCAATGCCCTTCTCAAACTCTTCTTGACCAAAGCCATTTTCAAATGCGTGAGCAGACCACCAAGAAAGAAGTTCATTCTCTTCAGAAGAATCTACAGTATCAGGCAAAACATAATCATTAACGCTTTCTGGCCTGTCCTTAAAAGCTTCCGTTTCTATTTCGCCCATGATTGATTTACGCAAGTCTTCTTCTTTAGTGCCAAGCTTTGATTCAAGCTCCTTGTAAGCTTTAGCTAAATCATCGGAAGTTTTATACTTACCAAGTAATAACTCTTCGGATTGTATTTCTTCATCAGACTTAAAAATAGGATCGCCAGTAGACTCAGTGTTTACACTACCTTCAGTGCTTACGGATTCTTCTGCTGGTGCTTCTGTTATGAAACTTTCACTCATTTTTTGCTCCTATGTGCGTGTGCTATTCTCTGATCTATAAGTGCAGAAATGTATCTCTGGCCTTCGTGATGCCTGAGTGCTTCTGTAGTTACCTCTGGCCCATGAACCATTTGTATAGTTATAGACTTTAAGTAATTTAAAACTGATTGGCCTGTAGGCGTAGAAAAAAGTTCCGCTACGTCTAAGCTAATTTTTACATCACTTGCTTTTGACCTCTGTATGCCATCGACACCAATGTTAACTGGGGTTTTGCCCTTCAACTGGTTGCTCCTGTGGTTGCCCTTGCTGCTGCGCCATTTGCTGCTGCGCCATTTGCTGCGCCATTGCAGTCATAGCCTTACGTTCTTCTTCATCGCGAATCAAGGACTCAGGAACACCAAACTTTTTAGCAAGGTGAACTGCTGTCTCTTCACTATCAATAAGAATCTGCAACATTTCTGGGCCAAAAGTGCTGCCAATGAGTTCTAAGAACCTAGCAACAGTACCAATGTCTTGATTTGATTGGGCTTGTGCAAGCGGAGAAGAAGAGCGAATCTTAATTTCACGACCATTAACTTGAGGAACCTCAATGCGACCTTGCTTTTTAAGTATATAGATTACACGTTGCAAGACAGGCTGTACTAATTCCGCTTGCAAACGCCCAAAAGCTGCACCAATGCGACGAGAAAGATCAGCCATACGCTCCGCAACTTCTGTAGCAGAGGCAGGGGTTTTATCAGGATTGCCAAGCATGTCGCTATACAAAGCACGTTTAATATTTAAACGCATATCCGACAAAACAAGCTGGGCAACATCAAAATTACCAGCCGCTTGTAATGGTTGCAAACCTTGACTGCCCATAGCTTTCGGTATGATTGATCCGGGAACTAAGTTTATCGTGTCAGGGTTGATTACACCATCATCATCAACTTGGTATATGCCAGCAATAGACATTTGAGCGTTCTCAAGGATTAGCTCAATAGTGAGGTTAGTAGTTTTAATTGCAGAAAGTGCGTTAATTAAGGGGCCGCGTCCATATACTTCACCAGCGCACTTGCTCCAACGAAAACATATAAAAGGATTAGAGCCAAGACCAACCATTTCCTTAGTGTGAAGTATAGTTTTAGTGGTTAGGCAAACAGCATAGTGATAATAGACCTCTTCATTTGGCCTATCGTAATTTCTACAAACAATCTCAAGTACAGTTGTGTCACGATCAGAACCCATTTGCTTTAGAACTTGAGGGTCAAACGTAGACTTAGGGTACATAACCTTCAATGAATCAAAGGGTATCTTCTTTCTCTCACGAAAAACGTGATCAATCTTGTCATCTGGGCCCGTATCTAAAACAACATGAGGCAAAGGAATAGCAGTAAAGTTAACTGGGTTAACTGAATCCCCTTCCTCAACGCACAAAACACCAGTACCTACCGCTAAATCCATGAAGGATTCGTGGACTTCTTGGCTAAAGTTAGAGTTTTGCAGTATTTCAAACACGTAATCAGTAACAGCATCTAACTCATTATCAATTTCATCGCGCTCTTCTTCTGGCACTTCACTACCAGACATAAGATCAGCCCATCTAGCAAAGTTAGGAACAAGGCCAGATTGAAGCCGACTAGCAAATTCTTGCACACCAACAACAGCCGTTTCGTCAAAGATTCTATCGTCTCTGCGCTGACCAGCTTCCTCTTGGTAAAAAGATTCACGCATAGGAAGCGCGTACTCATAGCATTCTTCAAACAGAGGAACCCAATTTTCACGAAACGCTTTTGCCTTTTCATATCGCTTTATCTTACTAGCGACCAAAGGATTCTTGTTATATTCCATTAGCCAAACCTATTCAAATAACCTTGACCACCACCAGCACCGCTATACAAAGAGCGGCGACCTTTGCCTCCACTGCCAGAACCTTTAGAGGTTTTAGCATCTATGGCTGCGGTAATATCTTCACGCTTGGTATTAGCTTTTTTTTCAATCTCTCTTCGCTTAGCGTCTTCTGCCTGTATTCTAGCTGCGGCTGCGGCTTTGTTGGCATCTTCACTTACAGCGGGTGGGGCTACAACGACTTTAGGTTTTGGAAAGCACATGTTTATCTCCTTTTGAAGACTCAGAATCACAACTTGAATTAATTAACAATGCACAAACTAAAGCCTAGCCCATACGCTCTGTTTCTTTCGTGGGTTATGAGCCTTACTAAACACATCAAAGTTACGCTTAGCTATAGTAGGCTGCATCGGTTTCTGGCTATTCATCAATGCGCGACCCTCGCCAGCACCTAAGAAAAGGTATTGGGCTGCGTCATGTACGTGACTAAACATATTTTTATCAGGTTTATCGGCAAACCTCTCACCTGAGACTTCCATGCGCTTGTAGGAGTATCCGCTCTCAAACCCTTTAATAAGGGTCGAACACCGCCGATCTACGAGTAACGCTGGTTTGCCCTCCACCATTTTTGTCAGCTGGGAGGAAACCGACTCAAGACGGAGGTCAACAGAATTTGAAGGCGCGGGGTAGGCGCGAAGGCCAGCACCACGAAGAATATGGAATGGAGTAGATTCATCTGTCTGCGCTCGAAAATCACCAGACGGATCACCATAGATTATAACCTCACCAGCAGCAGCGAAGCGGGTTGATAGCTCATTACGCATAACTTCCGCAAATCTCACAATGCCCATGTCTATAGCAACGATTTCAGACTGAACCAGCCACCGCCCTCGTACCTTCTGAGCAAATACAGCAGCAGGAGTAAGGCCAAAGTCCACACCCACATAAACGGATTGCCCAGCGGCAATAGGTATTTCCTCTTTAGCCACATGAACATCAGCAGCAAACATAGGATATACAGGCTTACCATCTTGGATATGCCCTAATTGATTCATTACATATACGTCAATCCAGCTTTTAGTCTTACCCATTACCAAGTTAGTGTAATAAGTACCCAGCATATTCTTTACGTTCTCAGCTACTGGGTTAGGAAGATAGCCTTCTATTTCCCCTTCTTCGTTTCTGTCCTCAACCATGCCAGCGGGTTGCGTATAGAAAGACCAGTTAAAAGGTTTAACGAGCATCTTAGCTTGCTCACGCGGTATATGGTCAGGGATTGGAACCTCACCAGCCATAATGGGCCACCAATGATCTTCTTCGGGAGCATTAGTGTCGGCAATGACGCCATTCCAAGAAGGGCCACCATCACGCATAGACGGGAAGCGACCCACGCGCATTGTGCAAGCATCAATAATCGACTTCGGAATTTCTCTAGCTTCATTGATCCATATACCTGTTAATTCTAAAGACAGTAATTTCTTAACATCTTCGGGTCTATCTAAAGCTAAGAAGATAACCTCAAGGTCAATGTCGCCCTTTCTAATCCGATGGGTATACGGAACAGACCAGTTAAACTTACCCCACTCAGATTCGGGAAACCAATCCAGCCAAGTCTTAATTGTTGTGGTTCTAAGCTGCGGGTTGGTGTTGCGAATAATAGCCCAGCGGCTTTTGCGTATTCCATCAGGGGCTTTTTGCTGGGTAAGGGAGCGACGAAAAACCTCAATACAACAGCACACAGATTTACCAGAACCAACAGGGCCGCGAATACCACGAAAGAAAGTATCGTCTTTCATAAACGTCTTAATGGTTTCTCCGTCAGGCTTGTATTTGAAATCAATCATTACTTGCTCATTATGTTTTGATCTATGCCGACCTTAATCATACGGCCAGCAACCTCTGGGCCTATCGCTTCAATCATCTTGTCAGTTTCGTAGTTGGTTACAAAGTCATTTGGGTAATGCTTCATATGCGTTAGCTTAACAACTCGCCTAAGCGTGTCTCGCTCTTGCTGAGAAAGGGTATTAATAAATGTCATTACACCCCCCACAGATCATCTTCAGTTATGTCGCCTACCTTTTTAAATAGCGGCTTTTTTTGAGAAGGTGTTTTTTCTAAAATCTCAGATAAAGGCCGACCAATCTCAGGCTGAGTCTCATTGTAAAATTTTCGTATTAGCAAATTTTGCTCATGCAGATCGTCAGTATCCATTATTGCTTGAGCCATTTGCTTTCTGCGCCATACATTAAGTGCATCACTCATTCTTTAGTCCCCATGTTAATTGGCCTGCCTTCTTTCGTTAGTCCATCAATCATTTTATCCAT